GGGTTTCAAAATCATCGTAGAAGTCATCGATACCGGATCGTCCATCAACAGACGACGCATGGTGCGGATACCGTTATCAAACTTTTCTTTATGTATATTTGCACTTTGTTCATTGCTACGGAACATCATCAAGAACATCATACCACCATCGATGATGACGCCTTTAAATCGATCTGGAATAATACAGGTCGAAGAATACGTCGACATATCTGACGGAAAACTCCAGTATTTATATTCGATTACATATGCTTTATCGGGAGGTGGAGTAAGTCCAAACTTACCTTCTTGTGTCATGTAGACACGTCGCGGAGCTTCGCGAGCAGCTTCACCGCCGCTATCATCACGACCACGATAGTGCCGCAAAAACTCTGTATACGGCATTTGTTCTAGCTTTTGTGGAACATTGGTCTGATCAACAAGCTGACGAATATAGAAGCTGTCCCAATCAACACTGGAACAATCAGCAGGGAAAGCGTATTCGGCTGTACCGATGGTGGCTGTTTGTGGATACGTAACAATCAGGAAGGGCCATTCTTGACCCTGATTCAAAATCTCGCGGACAGAGGCGTTAATCGCATCTTTCGCCAGAGCCTGAATATTTCGTGCTGTTTCGAAAGTGGTAGAGTCCATCTCCACTTCGTTGATGCGACGCAGCAATTCGTTAGTAAGCGAAAGATAGGTTGCCATAATATCCCTAGTTATACAACAGAAAAAGGCTCCGTAGAGCCTTTTCCTTAGCTTTAGTCTTTGTAAGACTTAGGCAAGCGTGTCACGATCAACAGAACCCGGAGTAGCCCAGTCTGCATTGACGTCAACCACCACGGCGAACACGCGACCAGAGATCGTGCCGGGAGAGCCGGAGATCGTGGTCACGACGTCGATGGTGTCAGCCGCAGCAACCAGACCGGCAGTGGTGCCAATCTTGATGGTGTTAGCAGCGGTGTTGTCGAAGTCGAGATCGTTAGCGAAGGTGGTTGTACCATCGGTGATATCCAGTGTATACGTGGTGATGTTAGGCACCGTCGTATAGTTTTGGAAGCCGACAGCCAACACCAGAGTGCCAGCGCCCACAGAGATACCTACAGCGGTGCCAGACGAGGCGGCAAGCGTCACGTCCTTTTCCACAACGTAGGCTTTATTTCGAAGAGATTGAACAGCAGCCATTATTTTTTCCTTTCAAAAGGAGGGAGCCGAAGCCCCCTCTTTATACTTACGCCACGTTGTACTTAGCGCGAACGATAGCCTCGGGACGCAGCAGCTTGCGACCATAGACATGCATACCACGCACGATGTCAGCAAAGCTGTCGGGATCGCGATAGGTTTCAGTCTTGGTGATCGTCTCAGCGGTAGCCACAGCAGACTCATGACCGGCAACGATGATACCATAGTTGTCGTTCTGGTTAGCCGTACCCGCAGTGCCGGGGCCGGTGCCGATAGCCGGGAGGTTATTCGACACAAACACCTTGAAGCCGTGCAGGTTGCTCAGCACCAAACCGTTTTGCAGACCAGAGCCACCGAAGTCGCTGTTCAGCAGACGGCTGTCTTCGTCCTTCAGCATTTCCACGAAGATCGGGTCAACCACGAGGAAGCGACCATTGGAGTCAACGTTTTGTTGATCCAACAGGCGAGCCATGCGGGAGATGATCATCAGAGGAGACACGCGATCTGTCGGCAGCGAAGTCGTACCCGGCAGACGAGGCGTCACAGGGATCGAATGCTCACCGGCAGAAGCCGTCGTGATGCTCGCGAACGAACCCTTCTTCAGCTTCATCGAAGCCAGAAGTTCGTCGCTGTCAGCGGTAGACACAGCCTTGGTGCCCGAAGCAGTGGTACGAGCCACAGTAGCGTTAGCACCCAGAGCGGCTTGTTGGAAGCCAGTCATGTAGCCAAGCACGTCTTGGTCGTAGTTGTCCTTCAGACGATAGGCAGCGCGATCAGAAGCCATCGACATCCAGTTCACATGCGACTGAGAAGCCTCAATGTCGTCAACCTTGAACGCGAAGTAGGCAGACTTGTCGACCACCAGAGTGAAGTCGCTGTCGTCCAGATCCTGCGCGGTCACTTGCGTGCCACGAGCATAGTTCTTGACGGCGATTTCGGGTTCCTTGATGATCTTCACCGAGTCGCCCACATTGGCGATTTCGCCAAAGTAGTCGTTGTTGGTGATAGCTTCAGCAACAGAAGACTTACGGAAAGCAAGCTGAACTTGCTTGGAATAGATAACCGGCGACCAGTTACCGTTAGGAAGGTTGCCCCAACCCGGAGCAGCAGCAAATGCCATTTTAGTTTCTCCTATATTAGCATTTAAAACTGTCTTGGTTTTTCAATCGGGCCTTGCTTAGAGTAGGTGGTCAATGCTAATCGCTCTAGAGTTCGATTAGGATTGACGGCTACCTGCTTGGGTTATCGATGTAACACTTGACAGGAACAAAAAAAAGAGCGTTGCCATTTATGACAACGCCCCCGTTAGAACAGACTTTTCAGTCTGTGTCAAGTGTTATCGTGCATTTCCAGTAATATCGTATACGAATTTACCAGAACGCATTGCCTTGACGATATCTTCTTGATTTTTTTCATACTCTTGAATCGACATCTTCTGCACTTGGCTTTCATAGAAAACGCCTTCCTGATCGCCAGTGGGATTCGGAGTAGAGCGACTACGAGTATTCACAGCCTGTGCTGCTGCTTTATTATCCTCAACAGTCTTGTTCTTCTTTGAAATATTTCGATCTGCTTTATACAAATCGATAGCGCGTGCTGCTGAGCGATAGTCGTCGTCATTCTCATACAAGGCATCCTGCACCCACTTCGGTTGCTCTTCAGCCCAGTCGTGGAAGTCGTCGCTATCTTCGATCTTGTCGAAGTCGGGATGGGCCTTGAGCAGTTCGACACGAGCCTTGTCACGAGCCGTCTGACGCTCTGTCTCATCCACTTTACGCATCCGCTCTTCAAGAGTCTTCTGCGTTTCTTTGGCCTTTTTCAAAGCAATGCTTTCGACGATGCGATAGACGTCGGGATATTGCTTTGCCCAAGCATCAATGTCTTCATCGCGTGCCGGAAGCTTCATTTGCTTCTCAGCCGTTTGCTCAACAAGCTTCTTTAGGTCTTCAACTTCTTTTCGAAGATCGTTTTCAACTTTTTGTGAATGCCTACGAAGATCACCATAGCGCTTCTTAAAAGTCTTTTCTTCCGCAGTAAGATTTTCGTCAGAAGGTTCATCTTCATTTTTAACTTCCTCACCGGGTGCGATCTGAGTTTTCTTCAGCGCTTCAAGTTCTTCTTCGTCTTTCTTAATACGATCTTCTAGCGTGTTGCGACGCATTGAGAACGGTACAGTTTTAGTTGGAACAGGAACAGCAATAGGATCAGCCATAATTAACTCCTTTCTAAGTTATGGGGCCATTTGTAGCCGCAGATGCGGGGAAACGGGTTGCCGTTTAAGTGCTAAGTATAGTCGATCTTATTCTCCTTTATTAAGTTTGGACAATCATGTCGTTGTTGCCGAATTCTCTAAATCCGCTTCCACCACTGGTGCCAAAATCACCAACGTCAAATCCACCGTACCAATCAAATCCGATGTCTCTACTAAACTCATTCATTCTGACGGCATCTGCAAAGTCCATGTCTGACTGAAAAACGCCAAAACTTCCACCGTAATTTTCATCTTCAAGACCAAAGTCAGTATCGGACAATCTTACACCGAAATCGCTATATTGACGAGTGGCATCGGCAACCGCATCCATCATGCTCTTACCGTTGATTACAGCATTTACAGCACTTTGTGCAGCTTCAGCAATCTTATCGGGACTAACGCCACGCTCCTGCAAAATATCAGCAACATATGCGCCTACATCAGAAGCGCGTCCACCCGTTCCCAATGCGCCAGCCGTAGCGGCAAACCTACCACCGTCACCGGGGAGTTGTCCAAGCTGATCAATCTGTGACATTGCTCCTGCACGACCCTCTGTTGTGGTCAAATCAAGTCCACCGGCACGTCCAACCATTTCTTGATTGAGACGTCCAAAGTATTCGTTAACAGCATTCTGTCCATACTTGTTAATCGCCCAACGAACGCCGCTTGTCAAAATACCGGGAACGCCTGCGGCTGCGGCAATGGCAGTTACTGCTGCGCTGCCAAGTTGATTTTGCAGCCTATTAATGCCACCATAAAGATCATTGGCAACAATCTCACCACCGACACCGCTACCACCCGGATTATAAATCATATCCGAACGACCAAAGTCAGCGATGTTGCTGCCGGTATAAGTTCCTGCAACATTTATGCTTGTACCGGCACCTGTGGTATCTGTTTGACCAGATGTATCTGTTCTAGTTGTGCCTGTACCACGTGTACCAACTACAACTCCAGTTCCACCACCAACACCCGCACCACCACCTGCGCCGCCACCGGCACCACCATCCGTGCCTGTACCACCCGTTGTTTTTGTCGGAGTACCAGTCTGTGTAGCGTTATTAGGCATCGGCTTCATCGGCTTGCCATTAATGAACGGCATGTAGAAGGTTTTACCTTCAGCATCGTTGAAGTAACGAATATCAAGCGCAGGATTTTTTGGAGCCTTTTCCAAATCGTAGTAGCTAGGATTGACGAAGCCGCCAGTATTGAACGCCATTTCAGTTTGTCGACCAGTTTCTTCTTGGTCAACTTCCTTCATGATGTCGTCAATCTCGCTTTCGAAATCATCGTCTTCTTCGTAGGTGTCATCAGCAGCATCACCGGCTTCTTCAGCATTGCCCATCTGACCAATGTCATTCATGCGAGCAAGACCCTTCTTAGCCTCATCACGCATCTTCATCAGTCGCTCAAGACCAATGAAGCGAACGACGTCAGCCGGAATGACGAACTCGCCCGGAGACAACTTCGCGTCGACGTCATCCCTGAC